CTTGAAATCGGTTCGAGATCTTTACCATTAAAAACCGCTGACATTATTTTATGCACGGACGTGCCTGCCGGTGGTTCTAGATCGTATTCGTAGATATTGGCTACTGTTGTAATCGGGTCAAGCTCAACCTGATATATGCCAGTCTTTTCACAGAACTCAATAACAGCCGACCGGATATTTCTTTCAATCAAAGTATCTGGACAGCCTGCGACCATAGGCAAAATTTCGGGGAGGAGCGCTTCATAAGAAATCGCCATTTTTATACTCCAGCCTGAGCTCTACGTTCAATGTTCGGATTAGTTACTGCGTCGATCTGACCCTTGCCAGTAACAGATGCCAAGAACAACTGGAAATGACTTGAAGCTCGCTGCTGGTTACCTGCGTACTCTGCGTCTTTCATATAACTCATATACAAAACGTAGTTCATGATCGCGTTGGCAAAAATATCAGGGATTGACAGATTACCCGCCAGAGCGACGGTTGCCGGATTAGATGAATACATAATCTCAATATACGAATTACCACTAACCCCAGGATAAACGTAAAAGTTTCTCGGATTAGACTCTTCATAAACATAATGCTTTACGATAGAAGTGTGGGCTGCATCACCAGTCACAGTAGGGTCATGCCAATCTGGGCTCTGGCCGTCTAAAACCTCAATGTCAACTAGTCGCACTGCTCGTTTACCTGTGCCGTTACTAGCAGCGGACGACATGTTTCTGACGACTTTTAAAAGTCGGTTACCCGCAGTAGGTATAGATTGCTTGGTGCCAGTGACAAGGGTTATTGTCTCATTAACAGCAGAGGCGTCTGGTTTTAGTAAGGCAGTCTCGCGTTGTGCGTCGTTTACCCATAAAACGAGCTCGCCAACCACTGGCCATCTGACTCCAGTGGTGTCCTGCAATACAGCTTGTACTCTATCAATTACGCTCTGTACTGTTGTTGCCATTATGTGTACCTATGAGTTAAGTATTGATTCCCAAGCAGCTTCTCGGATATCAGAGTCGACCGTCTCACCCATTGCTTTGTTAACTGCGCTAGCTTTTGGGAAACCGTCGGCCTTAAAATTTTTGGGATCGCCTTCATCCATCATCTTTTCTAGAGTAGTGACCAAAACTGCGCTGGGCTTAACCGCTTCTGCTACAACCACGTCTATCACATCTTCAAACTCAGCGACTTCTGCCGTTGATTCTTCGATATATTTTTCGTTGTACACTTTCGCGCCAGCTTGTAACGCTAAAAGCCCGATCTCATCTGAAACCGTTATTGGATCTCCTGCTTGAAACACGATGGCCGCGCCAGCAAGTGTGGTAACGCGTAGCTCTTTGTCACTTATAATCTTCATGATGCTTAATTCCTAATCTATATATTAAAAAGCCCCTCCCCCTGTAAAGGAGGAGAGGCGATCGACTTACTTACTGTGCAGTATCTAAACAGATAACGCCGAAGTCCTGTACGTCACCAGTGATGTCACTGTTGTACTTAGGCTTTCGCATTCCGAAGATCTTGCCTACAGAAATACCAGACTGGTTACCGTAGTCGAAAGTATCTTCAACCATATCAGGTAGACCAATGTCAGCTAGGGCTAGAGCCTGTGCTCCGCAGAACAAAGCGCGCGCTCCGTTTACGTCTGCATTAGCACCCCACTTGTATCCAGCTGCTCCAGCATTGCCGCTAGAACCGGAAGCAGCGCCAGATGTGTTAAACACATGACGGAACTCGTGGATCATTACGCCGTCAACCATCAGGCTAGAAGAACCGCTGAACAAGCTGTTCGAAGTACCGCGTACACCGGCGTTACGAACGTTAGCCAAGAAGCTCGCATCGAGTTTCAGGTCAGCCATCTGCTGTGGAGTAACAAACATGTGGAAAGTTTCCTGGTTACCCGCACCGCGAATACCACGAATATACTGGTCTTTAGCGTAGGCTTTCAGGTTAACGATACACTCGTAGCTAATCTTATCAACTGCGGCTACTGCGTTAGTAGCACCAGTTGTAAGACCGCCAGTAGCATCCCAACGACGGTGACGAGCAGCTGTAGGAGCAGATACGTCAGACGCATAAGAGAGGTCAACAAGTTCTTGGCCGTTTACAGCGCCACCAACAACAGTACGTAATGCGCCGTTGTTCTTATTAGTGTAAGCAACACCTGACAGAGTTAAGAATGCCAACTGATCACAACGGTCAGCCATTGCATAAGCAAGTGCGTCGCGAGATTGCTCACGGAAGTTAACAACAGTCTTCTGGTCAGTCATTCGGCCAGCGATGCGGTTAGCGAAACGTAGCTGATCAAGCTCGATACTGATGTCATACGCGCGGAGGGCTTCTTCGTTGCCTTCCAGAGTGTAATCACCAGTGATACCGTCGCCAGTCATATCGGCAAGCAAAGTAATGTTAGCCTTGGTGCCTTTGTTGTTTTTGGTCATCTCAGTTACGCGTTGTACCATAGCGTTTGAGCCAGTACCTGCGAATTGGTTGATGAATGATTGGTTGCGAGCTACTTTCCAGAAGTCGCGACTCCAAGTTTGAAGTTGGTCGCCCGAGAGCGTACCGAAATTTGTTAAGGCCATTATAGGCTCCGTATAAGATAGATAATTTATCAGCGACATTATTGTCACTGATATAAGTAGCCGACTTTAGGAGCGGCTAATCCGTTTTTCTACTATCGTGTAGAAGAACGTTTAGCGTTGATTAACGAGGGTCGTCCTCGGCAAGTTTTACGCCTGTACAGGCGAGGGGTACGTTTTTAGCGGCTACGGGCCGATCAGTTATCGTACTGATAGACGTATCAATCATATTAGTACAGCTAATAAAACAATGCAACCGCTATCGATACTTAGCTGTCTTTTTGGCTATCTTCTAGCCATCACCACTTAACCTTATCGGCCCAATAAGCTGCCGACATCTTTCCCTTGGCGATGTTCTTGCCATGACGCGCTTTGAAGCTTTTACGCTTGGCCCTCATCTTGTCGCCTTCTCCAGCCTTCGGTTTACCCGCTGTCGAAGCGCCTTGCTCACCGAACCGTATTGTTTTGACCTTATCGCCCTCTTTCGCCACAACAACATGGCTCTTTTTAGCATGGCTAGGGGTCCGCTTGGGTTTGTTAAAGCCCGAGACTCCTGCTCGGGCTAATCGTGGGTCTTTTGAAGTTGCCATTGTTACCTCTTTAGATAATATCGCCGCGTAAACGCTTCAAAGTTGCTTCTGGGAGTGCTGCAAACTCGTCTTCAGTCATATTTGCAATGTCTAAAGGTTTGTCACCGAAGTTTGCACCGCTCTCTCCTGGTAATTCCGGCGGCTGTGCCTCTGCGGCCCTGAGTTTCTTAGAAACCTGCGCACGTTTTTTTGCTAATTCGTCGCTATTTGGGGCTTTGCCCGCCAAAGTTACGGGTTCGGCTTCTGCTTGGTCTAATTCATGATCTTTCACAACGTACTTGACGGCTTTTGATAGCGCATCAACTGCTTCGTAACCCTTGAGGATAAAAGCATCGCGTAGTTCGACTACTTCGTTAGTCATCCCTTCATCGAAATGCTCAGAATCACGGCTGAACACTGGGTACGCCTCTTCCATAGCAGTCGCAGCTTGTTGTAGCGCGTTTATCTGGCGGTCTTGATGGACTGTTTGGGACATTTCTTGTCGCATTTCGTATTCGAGAGTAGTTCTTTCGGCTTTTCGAATCTCTCTCCTAAGTGCAACGGCCTTTGCCGACTCGCCATCCAGTACCATATTCTGATATTCGACTTCTTTGGCATCAAAATCATATTCCTCGGGGGCGTCTTCAGCTTTTACATTAGCCGCATTGAGCTCATCTAGCTGTTTCTGAAGCGCCTTCTGTTTCGCTAACACTTCATCTAGTCGCGCCTTGGGGACCATTGGTTTTTTAGTAGGTTTCTCTTCCGCTACAGGTGTTTCTTCTACCTCTTCTGCCTCTTCTGCCTCTTCTGCCGCTTCTTCAGGGGCTTCTTCGACCTCTTCAGCTGTTTCTTCGACCTCGTCTGCCTCTTCGACCTCGTCTGAGGGTTTTATTTCGGCTAAGACTTCGTCAAAACTCAAGTCGAGGGCCGGTAGGTCACTGTCTTCGACAGGGTCGGCTCCCGGCATTACATTGAATTCTATTGCTGTGTCTTCTACTGCTTGATCTTCTTTTTGCTCACTCATTTAAGAACTCCTATCGTTCCTGGGCTGGGTTAGGGGGTGTTACTGTAGACCGAGCGGTCTGCATAGCAGTTGTTGCTATCTTAGTTGCGGCGCTAGTCTCCGCTTGTCCTTGACGGATTTGATTAGTTGCGGATGAAAGCTCACGTCTTAGCTCTAACTGGGCTTCGTTTATCTCGAGCTTGGCTTGCAGCTCAGCTACGCGAAGTTGTGGGTCAATCTCAGCAGTATCTTGTACCTTAGCGATATTCAATGCCGCCTCGGACTGGATCTTCTTAACTTCTGCATCCATCTTCGCAATCTCTAGCTGAATGGTTTGCATCTGTATTTGTTGTTGCGCTGCCTGAGCTTCAGCTTGCTCTGGAGTTGGTGGCTCTTGCCCAGTCATCTGACGGATGCGTGTTGCAAGTTCACCTTTACGGGCTAAGTGACTGTATTCAATGATTGCGTCGTCAGGGATCACCACTCCTGCTTGTCTCAAACTGAGGGCTTCTGCGAATTGCGTCTCATCGAAACTATCTCTCGCTGGGGCGGTAGCCACGACTACGTCGTATTCTCCGACCATCAGGTTATTTATGATTTCTCCTTCCGGCGTCATCTCGTTAACTATGATCTCCTCTCGCGGCTTGAGGGGATCTTCTTCATTGGTCACCTGAATCACGCGCTCTTCTGTATAAAAAGTCTGAACGAGATTTAGAATTTTTTCGGCGAGGTACTGACGGGTCTTACGCAGGTTATCCAATGGTACTTGGATCATTATTGCGCCACGGTTTTGTTTGGCGCGGATCGCGATACCAGATACTTCTGCGCTATCAGTACCTAACATCGAGTCGTTAACACCCGAGATAGTCTTAATGTTCGCCGCCGCCTTCATAGCGATGCGGTCGAGCCCTGTCGGGATCTGATTAGGTTGAATCTTAGATGGGGGTGACGTGCCGCGTGCATACTCAAGTACGAGTCCGGTTTCTGCTCCGTGCTCTTCGAGATCGTCTGCTGTCATACCGACCAGTGACCCGCTCTCGACCATCCAACCGCTGTTGGCCGTGGTGTTAACTATGTGCAGCTCTTGACTTGCTATCTTGTTAAGCTGCTCCTGCGGAGACAGTAGGTTGCGGACAACTCCGAACGGTCGGCCTCTGCGGAAATAGCAAAAGAATGGGACAATAGTAAAGTCGTTGTAGGGGGACCAGTCATCATGGAGAACGACTTGATCACACGTAACAGTCCATCGTACTTTGCGGATAACCTTGCTCATAATAGAAAGGTCGTGCTTTTTGGCAAACTTTTTAACCTTACCTTCAGTCCACGCATCAGGTGCTTGACGTTGGTCACCAGTATTAGGGTCTACAAAGAAAGACACGCGCGTTAACTTTTTGTGTTGGCGCTCAACTACACGCAGCGCTTTTACGTTGCGGTACTCATCATCTCCAGGGACACCCGCCCCGAAATAGTCGTCGCTACTTTCCGTATTCCCAAAACGGGACTCCTGATACTCAACGGAGTCCGCACCGAATGACATGCCGTTCTCAGCAACGAACAGTAACCGCTCAGATTTATCTTTACCGTACAGTTCTTCAATCTCGTCTAGCGTCATCCACCTTGTTTCGAACACTTCGTTCCAGGTCTTCGGGTCGGCATCTTTTGCGTCAGGATCAATGAGTATGTCTAGCGGATCTTTTGCTGTGATTCGAACTTCGCCTTCAACGTGGTCGCTGAAGTCCATGCGTACATCGAAGTACCCACGCCCGTCCATGATCAGGCCATCACTGAACACCTGTTGTTCTACCCAATCTAACTTGTTGTTATCTGCGATCTGCATGTACAGCTTGGTAAGCGTGTGAGCCACTGCTCCATCGCCACCCCTTCGAGGTTTAAACTGAATATCTGCGCGTCGCGTGGACTGCTCACCTAAGATTGTATTAACGGTAGGCAGAATTGTATTAATAGTAAGCGCGGGCCGACCCTCTGACTCTAGGGCTGCTTCGTCGTCCGCGTCCCATTGCTCTCCTCTATAATAGTCGTCGCATTTTTGTGCCATATAGACGTAATCGAGGTGCCCGTTGTCTCGGGCGCGTTCATACCTAGCCCACTGAGTGCGCGTAATTTCTTCTTCCTTTTCAGGACTTATCTTCTTGTCTTTAGCCATTATTATGCGCTCATCGCTGATTTGTTAGTTCGTTCGCCTTTTAGTAACCCAGGGAGGCGATCTCTCCAAGTCGCTACATGCTCTATCTTTTCGTGGAAGGTGCTGAATTCTGTCATCATCAGACCCAGCCAAGAGAGCGCATCAACTTGGTCATCGTGCACCCCGTTAGGGAACCGGAGTAACTCCGCCACTAATGGGCCAGTAAATTGTTCTTCTTTAGGCATGAACACCATGCCCTGCTGCATTCGTCCCTGGATTGCTCGAGCACGCGCTTCTTTATCCCTGCGGCCTGTCTTTAAGTCTTTGAAGTACGCTTCGTAG